ATTGCTTGGCTTGTCTGCGAATGTCTACACTCGGTTGGCCGATAATTGAGAATGGTCAAAACAATTTCAGCGAACGGACAGGAATCATGCGAGGACGTAAACCGAAACCGACCGCGAAGAAACGGATCGAAGGGAATCCGGGGAAGCGGAAGCTGAATAAGCGCGAACCGAAGCCGCGCATGTCCACGGACATTGCGCCGGCGCAATTGGACGCGGCGATGCGCGCGTTCTGCGACCGGTATTTGCCGCTGCTGCGGGAGATGTCGGTGTTTACGGACGTGGACCAGGCGGCGTTCGAGATGATGAGTCTGCACTATGCGACGGCCTGGCGTGCGGCGGAGATGCTGCAAAAGAGCAGCCTGGTGATCAAGGATAAATTCGGGCAGCTGCACAAGCACCCGGCGCTGCAGCTGATGCGGGACAACAGCGCGTTGTTCCGGGCATATGCGTCGGAGTTTGGTATGACGCCCAGCGCGCGATCGCGGATACAGGTGGCGCTGCCGGAGGAGCCGAGCCAGTTGGAAATGGAGTTGTTCGGCGAGGCGATGGGCGTTGCGAAATAATGCGTGGTCGGCGGAGAAATATATCGGGGATGTGATGGGCCAGCGGGTGGTGGCGTGCCATTGGGTACAGGCGGCCTGCCGGCGGCACGTGGCGGATTTGCGCGATGGGCCAGGTCGCGGGCTGCGGTTCGACGAAGAGGCTGCCATCAAAGTATTGAAATTCTTTTCGATTCTGAAACACAGCAAGGGGGAATGGGCCGGACAGCCGCTGCGGTTGGAGCCGTGGCAGCAGTTTTTGATCTGGGCACTATTTGGATGGAAGCGCGAGGATGGGACGCGGAGATTCCGAACAGCTTATATTGAGGTAGCTAGGAAGAACGGGAAGAGCACGTTGGGCGCGGGGATCGGGTTGTATCTGTTCGCGGCGGATGGAGAGCCAGGCGCAGAGGTGTACAGCGCCGCGACGAAACGAGATCAGGCGCGCATTACACACAGCGAAGCGATGCGAATGGTGAGGGCTTCGCCGATGTTGAGCAAGCGGGTCAAGCCATTCAAAGATAATCTCAACGTCCCGAACACCGCGAGCAAATATGAGCCGCTCGGCGCCGATGCCGATACAATGGACGGCCTGAACGTGCACGGGGCGATCATCGACGAGGTGCACGCGCACAAGACGCGCGAGACGTGGGATGTGTTGGATACGGCGACCGGCGCGCGGCGGCAGCCGCTGCTGTTTGGGATTACGACGGCGGGATTCGATCGGCAATCATTGTGCTGGCAGTTAAACGAATACAGCAAGAAGGTGCTCGATGGAATTATTGAAGATGACTCATTTTTTGGATTGGTGTATACGCTCGATGAAAAAGACGACTGGCAGGATGAGACGACGTGGATCAAGGCGAATCCGAATTTAGGCGTGTCGAAGAAACTCGACGACCTGCGACGGAAGGCAGCCAGGGCGAAAGAGATGCCGGCGGCGCTGAATTCATTTTTGCGGCTGGAGTTAAACATCTGGACGCAGAGTGAAACGAAGTGGATGGCCATGGAGCACTGGCGGCAGTGCGGGCAGCGGGTGAGCGAGGAAGCGCTGCAGGGTCGCAAGTGCTTTGCCGGGCTGGATTTGTCGAGCACGATCGACCTGACAGCATTGGTGCTGGTGTTCGCGCCGGTGAAGACTGGCGATCCGTACGTGGTGGTGCCGCGTTTCTGGATACCGGAGGAGAACCTGAAGCAGAGGGTGCACGACGATCGCGTGCCGTATGATGCCTGGCTGCGCGCGGGCTATTTGATGGCGACGCCAGGGAACGTGATCGATTACGATTTCATCTTCTTCCAGATCGCGGCGGACATGAAGCGGTTTCAGATCGCGGAGTGCGCGTTCGACCGCTGGGGCGCGGCGCGGGTGGTGAACGTGCTGCAGAATATGGGGCTGACCTGCGTTGAGTTTGGGCAGGGTTTTGCGTCAATGTCGCCGCCGATGAAGGAACTAGAGCGGTTGACGTTGAGTCATCAGATCGCACACGGGAACAATCCGGTATTGATGTGGATGGCCGATAACGTGGTGGCGGCGGAGGACCCGGCGGGGAACATCAAGCCGGACAAGTCGAAATCGAGAGAGAAAATCGACGGGATCGTGGCGCTGATCATGGGGTTGGATCGGGCGATGAGACACCAGGGGGCGGAGAGTGTGTATGAGACGCGGGGGATCCGAACAGTTTGAGTTGGAGTAGGAGTGGTATGGATCGCTACGATGCACTGCTGTTGATCGGGGGGCTGGCGATGGCGACGGGATTCGGGCTGATCTCGATTCCGCTGGGGCTGATCGTCGGCGGGGCATTGTGCATCGGGCTGGCGATCGTGGGGGCGCGAGTGCAGACACGCGAAGCAGGGCAGCCCCACCGGGCTGCCCCGACCAAGGCTAAATCCTGATGGGGATATTGACGCGGTTGTTTCATCCTGAGCCAAAAGCGGCGAGCCTGAACGATCCGATGAGCGTGGAGATGCTGCGCGGCAGCCCGACGGCCAGCGGCGTGGCGGTGAATCCCGACACCGCTTTGACGATGGGCGCGGTGTTTGCGTGCGTGCGCGTGCTGGCGGAGGGTGTGGCGGCGCTGCCGTGGATTACGTATCGGCGCGCCGGCGACGAGAAACAGCGCGTTCACGATCACTATTTGTATCCGCTGCTGCACGACGGGCCGAACGGGGACATGACATCGTTCGTGTTCCGCGAGGCGTTGATGTTCAACGCGAATCTGTGGGGCAACGGTTACGGGGAGATCGTGCTGGACGGGCGCGGGCGCGTGATGGAGATGTGGCCGCTGCTGTCGCGGTACATGGATCCTCCGCAGCGCGACGAAGACGGCGTGTTGATCTATCCCTATCACGATCCGAGGAAGGGATTGCTCAAGTTCCCCTCATGGCGAATCTATCACGTGCTGGGACCATCGCTGGATGGTCTGCACGGGATGTCGCCCGTGAGGCTGCACCGCCAGGCGATCGGGCTGGGACTGGCCGAAGAGCAGTTCGGCGCGCGATTTTTTGGGAACGGCGCACGGCCGGGGATCGCGCTGAAACATCCGGGGACGCTGAGCGACACGGCCTACCGGCATCTGATCGATTCATGGGAGAAGGACCACGGCGGCGTCGAGAATGCGCACCGGATGGCGCTGTTGGAAGAGGGGATGGATTTGGAGACGTTCGGCGTGCCGCCGGACGACGCGCAATTTTTGCAGAGCAGAAAATTTCAGGTGGAGGAAATCGCGCGCATCTACCGCGTGCCGCCGCATTTGATCGCCTCGTTGGAACACGCCACGTTCGGAAACATCGAACAGCAATCACTGGAATTTGTGATTTATACCTTGCAGCCGTGGCTGACGCGATTCGAGCAGGCTGGGCAGCAGCAGCTGCTCCTGCCGAGCGAGCGGACGAGCATTTATACCGAGATGCTGGTGGACGGGCTGCTGCGCGGCGACATCGTGAGCCGCTACAACGCCTACAACGTCGGCCGGAATGGCGGCTGGCTGAATGCGGACGAGATTCGCGCGAGGGAAAATATGAATCCGATTCCGGGCGGCGCCGGGCGCGGGTATTGGCAGCCGCTGAATATGACCGCAGCAGATTCACAGATGACGAACAGGTCGCAGAGGGGAGAGGAAGGGACGCCGGAGCGGGAATTGTTGGCGAGATTGATCGAGCGCGAGCGGGCCACCGCAGATACCGCGGAGGCGATTAGAAACGGGAACGGGCAACACGAGGGAGGTTGAACATGCCAGCATTTAAGGGACACACGACGGGGACGACGGATACGGCCTGGGATGGGCCGGCGCAGAAAACGAAAGAGCGCTCGGATGAGAAGCGCGCTTACTACGGCAAAATTTTTGCCTGGTACGATCCGGACGCGGATGAGGGGAACAAGAGCGATTATAAGTTCATCCACCACCAGGTCGCGGAGAACGGCGATCCGGGCGACGCGAACACGAACGGGTGCAGCGCTGGAATCGGGGTGTTGAACGGGGGGCGCGGCGGGACGAAGATCCCGGAGGCGGATCGGCAGGGCGTGTATGATCACCTGGCGAAGCATATCCGGGACGCGGGGAAAGAACCGCCGGATCTGACCGCTGATTACGCAGACACCGCTGATGCGCGGCTGAGCAATTTTGAGTACGGTGAGATTTTGAGGCGGGCGACGGCGGAGGCGTGGGCAATTTTGCCGACGGCACTGCAGGCGCTGCTGGCGATTCCGGCGCATTTAGATCGGGAGAATGGCGTACAGGCCGTCACACGACCCGGTCCGAAATCTGGACGCCTGGCGCAGGTGCCGATCAGAGGGTCGATCAGCCGGCGGGATTCATTCTGGTCTATGCTCTTCGGCGGGGCGTCGGTCGAAGGATTGATCAAAACGCTGCGGGAAGTCGGCGCGGATGATTCGATCAAAACGGTGCTGCTGGACGTGGATTCGCCGGGCGGGACGGTGAGCGGCATCCCGGAACTGGCGAATGAGGTGCGGCGACTGAGCGAGCGCAAGCACGTCGTGGCCATGGCCAACAGTCTCATGGCCAGCGCGGCCTACTGGATCGCGTCGCAGGCGGATGAGATTGTGGCGGCGCCCGAGGCGCTGGTGGGGTCGGTCGGGGTGTTTGCGATTCACGAGGATTGGTCGAGATTTTTAGAGCAGGCGGGGGTGAAGATTTCGTACATCGCCGCAGGAAAATATAAAGTGGATGGTAATTTTGAATCACCGTTGAGCGATGAGGCGCGGGCGCACATGCAGAGCATCGTCGACGATGCGTATGGTCTGTTCGTCGGCGACGTGGCGCGCGGGCGGGGCGTGACGGCGGCCGCGGTGAAATCGGATTACGGCGAGGGCCGCGTGCTGACGGCGAGGGATGCGAAGACGGCGGGGATGATCGATCGAGTGGCGGGATTCGAGGAGACGATCCAGCGGTTGGCCGGTTCTTCGACTCCGCTGCGCTCCGCTCAGAATGCGGCTCGCAATGACATAGGCGGCAAGAGCCTGGCGAAGCGCCGGCTTGAGATTGCTGAAAAAACTTTTGTGGAGGTGGAGAGGTGAACGTTCGAGAAATGATGAACTGGCGCGCGATGCTGATCGGCCAGGCGCGTGCATTAGTGGAGGGGGCTGAGCGTGAGGGGCAAGAGTGGACGGACGTCGAGGAGACGCAGTATCGGGCATGGATGACGGAGGTCGATGCGCTGGCGGCAAAGATCGAGCGCAGCGACCGGCTGGCGCGTGTGGAGGCCAATCTGAATCTGCCGGGCGCGCGGTATTCGGGCGGGAACGTGGGCGATTCGGGCGGGGCCTGGCGGCCGGACGATCAACGTCAGCGCGACGAGATTCGCGCGACGGCGCACTTTGTGCGGACGGGCGATCTGGCGCCGCTCATCGATCTGCATGCGACGAGCAACGATACCGACATGAACATCACGACGGCGGCCGATGGCGGCGTGACGGTGCCGACGGGGCACTATCGGGGCATCATCGCCAAACGCAACGAAGGCGCGCTGTTCGGTACGCTGGGCGTGATGCCGATTCCGGGCATTGGCACGACGGTCAACGTGCCGATTGAGAGCGGCAGTGCGAATGTGTTCGTGTCGACCGATGAAACGACCACGGACAACGATCGGGATGCGCCGGTGCTGGATAAGGTGCAGATGACGTTAGTGGATTTCACCAAGGACATCGAGCTGACCTACGATCTGCTCCAGGATGAGGACAGCAATCTGATCGCATTCCTGGATAACTACGTCGGCCGCGCGCTGGCGCTGACGCACAACAGCGCGCTGGTGACGGAGGCGTTGGCGAATGGAACGTCTGTGGCGCTGGCCGACGATGCCCTGGCCTCGGTGGGCGATCCGGAGATGGTGAGCTTTACGCTGGCGGGCGAGTACGCGGACGGGGCAGCCTGGGTGATGAAGCGCGCGACGGAAGGCCTGTATCGCAAGCTGACGGGAAATCCGTTTTTGTATCAGCCGACGCCGGCCGGTGTGAAGCGGCAGCTGGCCGATTTCCCGGTGTACAACAGCGAATACGTGGCGGCCGTGGGCGCGGGGAACAAGTCGTCGATCTTCGGGAACTTCTCATACATGGGCATGCGCGAGGGGACGCTGATGTTCCTGCGCAATCCGTATCTGCTGGCGAAGAAGCGGCGTGTAGTGCTGCATTACTTCACCCGTATCGTGTACAAGGTGTTGAACGCGGATGCGATTTTGTACGGTCAGCATCCCACGGCGTGACCACTACCGCTGATGACACAGACACCGCAGATTACGCTAATGGCGTTTTTGGAGGTGTTGACGCGGTGCTATAAGCGGCCGAAAATGCTGGCGCTCAATCAGGCCAGCTTGTCGGCGCTGACCTCGGGCGACTGGACGCAAACGCTGCTGCACGACGAGATCGGACGCGGGGTGGGGTGGTCGTATCACAACCTGGCGCGCTATGCGCCGCACTTGCGCGGCGAGTATATCTGGATTCTGGACGACGACGACCTGTGTACACACCTGCGATTGATCGAAGATTTGAAATCGATCAGCCAGCAGAACGCTCCGCAGGTGATTTTTGTGAGGATGGATCACGGCGCGCCGATCGGCCGGCTGCCGGACGATGCTCATTGGGGACAGCGCCCGGCGTGGCAGCATATCGGCGTGAGCGCCTTCATCGTGAGACGCCGGGTCTGGCAACAGCACGCGTCGATCATGCTGGCCGGGCACTATGGCAGCGACTTTGATTTCATCAGCGCGATCTGGGCCGCGCGGCCGCGCGTGTACTGGCACGACGTCGTCGCCGCGCAGGTGCAGCGCATCAGCGAGGGACAGCCGGAATGATAACCGGTGCTGAGATGGCCCTCTTGATCTTTACGCCGACGTGGGTGCTGGACGATGGACGCGATGCAATTCTGCCGGCGTGCCGGGAGATGATCGAGGCGCAGCAGATCGCAGGTCCGTGGACCTGGTCGATCGGGCTGGAGAATCCGTTCCCAATCAGCGAGCATCGGAATGTGCTGCACCAGTATCAAAAAGCGCGGGAGATGTTTTTGAAGGGCGACCCCGAGGGCCGCCCCTACGAGGCGCTGCTGACGGTGGAGCACGACCACGTGCTGCCGGATGCGGGGGCGGTGCAGCGGCTGATGGGGACGCCGGGCGATGTGGTGTATGCGCCGTATGTGCTGCGGCACGGGCGGTTTGTATTGAGCACGTGGCAGTGGATCAATCATCGCAACCTGGGCATGTCGCTGACGAATTATCCGCGCGAGTTGGCGCGGGCGCGCCAGGCGGTCATCTGGAAAATATCCGGCGCCGGGATGGGCTGCACGCTGTTCCGCCGGCGCGCGCTGGAGGCCATCCCGTTCGCGCCGAGCGGAGCACGCAACCCGTGTCCGGATCTCGGTTTCGCGGAGGCGGCGCTGCGCGCCGGCTTTGAGTCGTTTGGGCGGTTCGATGTGCCGGTATGGCACTGGAACGGGGATCGGCTGCTGCATCCGTTCGAGGAGTTTATGATGAAGAAATATATCGCACGTGAAACGTTGAATGCGGTCGTCTGTGGTCGTCGGGTGCGGTTTGTGGCCGGACGAGAGATCGAGTTGACGGAGGAGGAGGCGCGCCAGGCGGAGCGGATGGGGTATTTGTCCGCCGGGCCATCGCTACCGATTCCGGTGGTGGAGCGGCAGCCGGACGAGGTCTCACCCCCTAAAGAGGAGAGGGGAGTCATACCGCCGTCGCGGCGGAATCGGGCGAAGACGTTGGGGAAGGATGTGTAAGTGGCACTGACGATTCGGGTCATCACACCGCCGAGTGAAGAGCCGGTGACGCTGGACGAGGCGAAGCTGCACTGCCGCGTGGACGTGGACGTGGACGATACGCTAATCACGGCGTTGATCACGGCGGCGCGGGAATACAGCGAGCGGATGGCGTGGCGGTCCTTTTTGACGCAGACGATCCAGTTGTGGCTGGAGGCGTGGCCACCCGGGGACGCGATCGAGATTCCACGGCCTCCGCTGCAGGGCGTGAACAGCATCACGTGGTTCGACGAGGACGACGCGCCGCACGTGCTGGAGGCGAGCACCTATTTTGTGGATTACTACAGCGAGCCGGGCCGGGCGATTTTGCGGGCGAATGAGTCGTGGCCATCGACGACGCTGCGCGCCTATAACAGCATCGTGGTGGAGTATGACGCCGGCTGGGAAACGGCGGAGGATGTGCCGCAGCATTATAAACAAGCGATCCTGCTGCTGGTGGGACACTGGTACGAGAATCGGGAGGTGGTGTTGGTGGGAACTATCTCGAGGTCGATCGAGTTTGCGGTGAATGCGCTGCTGGGGATTGATCGGGCGTTCAGGTTTTGAATCACGGATTGATCACGGATGATACGGATGACACGGAACGGATACGAGAATGGCGATGAAGAAGTGGGGTGCGCGTTCAGTCAGACGCGAACGCTGGCGATCGGGTTGACGATCGGGTGCGCGTGGTGGCTGGTGGCGCTGATCGGGTGCCTCGTGATGGTGGCGGGATTTTTGATGCAGCCGAGGCCGTGGTAGAGATAATGACACGAGCAGGCGAGTTGCGGCAGAGGATCACGATCCAGGATCGGACGATCGCGCGGGATGCGTTTGGGGCCGAGGTTGAGACGTGGGGGACGCTGGCGACGGTGTGGGCGCGCATCGATACGCCGAGCGGGAGTGAATACACGGCGCAGGACCGGGCCGGGGCGGCGGTGACGCAGCGGGTGACGATCCGAACGAGGGCCGGGATCGAGCCGACGATGCGGATCGATTGGGGCGGGCGGATTTTGCAGATCGAGACGGTGCTGGCCGATAACGTGGGGCGGGAG